CTGTTGGTGATGTCATGGTCTGCCTTATTAACTACTGCGCTTTACAAGATATTCAGCTAGTAGATTGCATGGAAGTTGCCTATGACCAGATTAAGAATCGCAAGGGAATTCTTTTGCCGAATGGAGTTTTCCAAAAGGATACTACTTAGCCAACAAGTACAGACCCACGTTTGAAAAAGCGTAACCTGCATACACCACCGCCATGCTTGGGTTTCCTCTGTAAAGTTGTTCAGCAGCAATGTAGGCGTAGATGCCACCAGTTAGGATGATTAACCAAGCACTCAAAACGCAGAAACGTCTATAACGTCCCCTCTGAACTGAATCATGTCCTCGTCAAACTTATGCACAAGTTCTGGCCATAGTAACTGTCCGTTAAAGAAGTTCAGTACCGCAAAGCCAGACCTGTGATTATTTGGGTTTATTTCAGCATAAGTAAATTGTGGGCCATCAGTCTCAGCCAGCGTCCCCGTATCTACACCATATCGAATCCCGTTATAGTCGTTAAATGGAGTGACTTTAAGGCTATGCAAGTGTCCAGTAACTATTGACACACCAGCGTTAACTGTATTGTTATGAGTAGCGTGAACACCACTCTTATATCGGTGCTTAATAATCACATCCTCTGTAGGCCATACCGCCCAACAGAATTCCCAATCAAGGAAGTGGTCTGTCAGCTTAAATCCCAATACTTCTTTAAATTGTGGTGCATGTTGCGCTAAACGATTACCAAACCTAACATCGTGATTTCCCCATGTCCACAGTAGCTTTACATTGTGCCTTGCTGCTTTAGCTACTTCCTCAATCTCACCCAACGCAGCTTGCGTAGATTTTAGTTCTTGGATAACAGTAGTCGCTGGTTGTTCAGTTACGTCATGCCTTGATATAGACGCACCATCAAACGCATCTCCGTTACAGATGATTGCGCGGGGCCTGAACTCTTGGATAGCCCATAGAAGCCCTTTAAAGGCTGTTGTACGCTGACTAGGAATGAAGTGAGCATCTGAGAACACAATAACTGTTCCGTCCAGTATGCCAAGTTCTACTTGCTTTAAGGGAGAGAAAGACTTGGGTCTGTTTTTGTTATACAAATCACCTCGATGGTCTTTCGCATTGAGGGTCATGTTGTATTCTTTTTCAATCCACCTTCTGCGTAAGTGGACTGCCCTGTTATTTATACCAAGGTGTTCTGCCATTCTTTGTGCAGATTGAAGTTGTCCCCATAACTGGATAAACTCCATGTCGGTACAAGTCTCATTATGTGCGCCCATTGGAATCCTTAGAGAGTAATTTTTCTAACAGATTGATAACCCTATGTTCTTGCATTTCAATTTCATCTTGAGATGATTTGGGGTCTTGTGCCACAGTCATTAAATCGTGCAGAAACACATGAAGCAACTCATGCAAAGCAGTCATGTCTATGCTTTCTGGTGTAATTTTCTCAGCACCAAAGTCACCCAAACGATAAACAGCAAGTCTTGCAGCAGGTGTAAATTCAACAGAAGCCATTGCTGCTTTAGCTGGCTTTATGCCCTTCTCAATTCTCCAATCACCCAAACTCAGCACTTGTTGCCACTTTTTGACACTTTGTGCGAACAGTTCTGCGTGTTCTGGTGTAGGAATGTTAGGCATTTCAACACCTTATACAGTATTTATGACAATTATATTTAACTTGTTAAAACCTGTAAGGCTTCGTTTATGTGCTTTATGCGGTCTTCAAGACCAATAAACCCACCATTTATCTTCTTTGTTAAAGTTTTGTAATCTTGAGAATCAGCATACTGATTTAGCTTATGGGTGTTCCAGAACCACCCTGCTGTCATTGCAGCGTATCTAGGCGTAGCTACTAAATCTGGCTGCATTACAAAGTCTTCACCACAGGCTTGACCTGCATGGAAGTAGTTTGCGTGACCTGTCAACTGGATACACCCTCTGCCTCGGAAACGATACCCATCCCCAGACGCTTCATCCCTGTTACCCATACGAGAAGAATAGACTTTGTTAGCAATCTTCTTAGGATTCCTAGCGTACTCGTTAGCTATCTCAATTGTTGGAAACCTAGACTTCCACAACTTCATCAGGGTTTCAGCACGATAATTTAGGTTTTCCTCAAGGATTCTAAAGTTAGCACACTCATGCCCACATTGCCCAATGAAAGCAGCTTGTCTAGCAGGTGTAGATATATCGAAACGCTCAAAAGTCTCGTTAAGTGCGTCAGCCCACACAGGGTCAATGTGCATCTTTTTAAGTTGGTCAGGGCTTACCATTTAAGAGATTCCTTACTTCGTTATATGAGTCCACACAAGCATTGAGCGCAATAGTATTTCTATCACCCTGTGCAACTATTTCTGCAATGGCATCGATGGTTGCTCTTTCGGCATCAGAAGCTCTGTCAGCCTGTCCGTCAGGTTGACTGGTTGCTTTTGTATCTGCGGAGGCAATGGAGGAACTTGTGGAGGCTTGTACGTTACTGGAGGGGCAGAGGCGCAACTTGCCAGCACGATTGGCAACAGCAAGAGCAGTAGTTTTTTTGTTGATAGCATCATTGGCTTCCTGTAGTTTGGCAGATTGTTTGTTAAGTTTCTCACCCATGTTTTGCTCTATCTGACGAGCTTCTTCATTCTTTTGGGCAATGGCTATCTTCATGTCTTCATCACGCTCTAGCCATCCGTAGTGGTGTCCAACTTGGTATGTACCAAAGAGAGATACCATAACGCCAATGATTAACCAAGGCAAAGGAATTGGAAACATTACTCAGCCTCTTTTCTTGCGTTAGCTATTTCTTCTCTAACATAATCGTCTTCCAAGTGGTCTGGAGGCGTATCAGGAGGAGGAGGAGGAGTCCAGTTCTCATCTAGTTCTGGATTCTTCCAAACAGGCATAGCACCAAATGGCTGACTAGGCAAACCATACGCAGATTGCGGAGGCGCATAGGATGAGCCATATTGTTGACCATAACCCATTGGTTGACACATTGGCTGTTGTGGAGGCTGTTGCCTAGAAGTCATTGCTCGTTTGCCAATAACACCACCGATACCGCCTACGATAAGCAGAACAATGTCGTTCAGCATCTTGGTGTAGGCTTGGTCAATCGGGGCCATGCTTTTGATTGGCTGAGTGACAAACGTCACAGAATAGAGCAAAGAAATTACGATAAAGAAAAGAATCAGTGTGACAGCAAGCACCACAATACTCCAGACCCTAACCTCAATTTCTTCAGTTGTTAGCTTTTGTTTCTGGTTGTACATCATTGATTTTTTTCTCCAAGATTGGGGCAACCAAGTACTCAGGGCAAGTCTGAGTGAATTGGCATCTAGGTTTCTGACAAGGTTCAGCATGGAAGTTGTCTGGGTTTTGGCAAAAATAACGATATTTTTCATCGCAACCAGTTAACAGTAAAAGAAGCAATAAATATCTCATTTACCAAGTCCAATACGATTAAGTAGGAGATTGACAATTTTGTCCGACAAATCGTCAGGAAGAAACTTTAAAAAGCCTAAAAAATACAAAGCCACAAGTCCATAGACAAATATTTTTAAGCATAAGTCAAAGGTCTTTTGGTACTCATTCATCTGCCACATCTACGAGTAGTTGCACAGAATTCCATCAATTCATTTACGCCAACAAAGACGAGAAACAAAACAAAGCAGATTCCACCTATTGCCAAACCAATCTCTAATTGCTCTTGCTCTTTCTGCTTGGCTGCTTTCTCTGCTTTCTTTAATGCACTTATCTCTTTAGCATCTGCTAAGTCCATCTCTGCTTGACGAGCCTTAATCTTGTTCCAAACGTCAATCTTGCCTGTCTGCATAAAGAGCATTTTCAGTTCTTCTTCAAACGCTCTAGCCTGTTCCAAAGCCATCTCAATCTGTAGGGCAGTACCCATGTTTGAGCCTTTGCCAGACTGTTTAGCTTGAAGCATGGCTTTTGTAGCTACAGACTTTGCGTCAAATAGCTTACCAATCATGGGTGCAAGTGAGCCTAAGTCTTGAGCAACACCTGCCGCCTTCTTGACCATGCTGATAGCGGATTGAATACCCGCTAGAGCTGTGATGGGGTCTATCATTTTTTATCTACCTTTTTCCATTCAATACAGTAGACTTTTCGGTTGTACACATCGCCAACCCAAACCCACTTGACACACCTGTACTCAATAGTTACAGCCAATAAAAACGCTAGTACCATGCCCACAAAATAATGTAGGCACACCAAACAACAGTAATACAAAAAAGGACTGCGGTAGTAAAAGCCATAGCCCAATCTCTCATTTTTTAATCCAAGTCTGCCAGATAGCACCAGCAGCAATGACTAAACCACCAATCCACAAAACTGGTTGAGCAATAGATGCTATCCAGTTAAGAACCTTTACAGCACCCTTGGCAGCGTCAATAGCTTCTACCAAGTCTTTAGTGTTCTTATCTATCTCATCTACCTTTGCTTCAACAGCTAGTAGACGCTCATAGATTTGCTCATGGCTTACGTCTTTCATGGTGCATCAGGCCATGTAATAGTCCAAGGGAAACCTGTCTGCGTAGTTACATCACGCAAGGCTTGACGATAGGTAGCCCATACTGCTTTGTCCACAGGGGCATCAGCTACTTGAGTCCAATCACAGTCTTTTAGTTTCTCATCCCTTGAAGCACGAACACTCTTAGCCTGTTCAGCATCTTTAGTGGCTTTGTAAGCAGTCTCATGCTCAAGGGCTGTAGTTGTTACTCCCTCAACAGTAGTATCGGTAAACACAGGGCCAAGGATATATTTGGTGTACCACTTACCATCTACTTGCTCAACACCAGAGGCTTGAGAGTATTGGTAAACAGTACCACCAGTTGCTTGTGGGCCTTCAAAGACTACATCAGCACCCAAAGCAGTTAAGACTTCAGTTGTTGTTATGTCCCATGATGGGCCACCATTGGCTTTTGTATATGCACGAAATTCTGCTTCGTACATGACTGCGCCTGTTTGTGTTCTGATTTGCATGGTTTTTCCTTATGCGATAGCCAAGAAGATAAATGTGCCACCAGAGGCATTGATAGCGGCTGGCGCTGTTGAACTAATCTCAAATCCTGCGCTATATGTGTCTATGTAGTCGGTAGATGTTACTTCAGCGGCTGTGCTGTTGAGTAAAACGTAGGGGTCGTTACCAGCCACGATTCCTCGGGCTGTGTCCCATACATACCAGTCGCCAGAAGCATCAGCACGTTTAATGAGCACAAACCTCGCTCCTGCTGTGAATCCACAATCAACTTGTTTTGTAGTGCCTGTGCCTGTGTATGAGCCTACTTTAGAAACACCTGCACAAGTAGCAAATAAGTAGGCGACATACGTACCACCGCTTGTATTTGTGTTGTTGTAAGTAACACCAGAATATCCAACTGAAAACACAGACGCTGTGGGTTGTGTTTCATTGATTTGGCGGTTATTTCCAAGTGCGGCAGAATCTGAGTTTAAGCCTAATAAATCAAAACCAGAAGAACCCCCTATACCTGTTCCCCAAATTGCAGATGAATAAACAGTCCAACCATACGCTCCGCTACGGCTTTTAAAAATCATTAACTCTGGTACAAAACCAAGATTGTGAGTTAATGTTTGAGGACTTGCCCCCGTCCCTGTATAGCAAACCTCATCAAAGAAGCTAGGGGCACGTCTGAAGTTCCAGTAGGCCATTTGCAAACCGCTGTAACTAGAACCTGTAGCAAAACCTGTGTTACCCCAATTTCTTGAATATCCTGTAAATGTTGTCTTTTCAGCGCTAGTTGATTGAGTTGCTGAGTATGGTGAGTCCGCATCAGTATTGGTTGTAATAACTCCACGCAATCTATCCATCACCTGTGTTTCGTGAACTGCATTACTATTAGACGCAAACTGTAAATCAATAGGAAAGTTAGTTGTATTAGCCGTTCCTGTTGAGTTGCTAACAGAAATAGGACTAAACACACTAGTCCCACTTGTAGGCACTTTCATTGGGCCACGTCGGATGGCTATGTAAATCATTGTGTTGCCAGACCCATTGACATTTGCATTGCTGTCTAATACTTGAAAACCAGTTGCCGTAGGAGTTACATAAAATTGGCTATCTTCAACGCCAGATGTATTAGGAGAAAGTTTTACTGTGCTTCCACCAGTTGTGCTTGCTGTAAATCCTCTCATCGTATCTACAATAAACCAATCTTCCCCTGCTACACTTGCATTTTTAATCATTAACCACTGAGGCTCGTAGCCTAATGTTACAACAGGGCCAGTAGCGGAACCATTACCCGTATAAGACCCACACGAAATCACATTGTCTGTACCAGTAAGACCAAAGCCTCCTGCGTCATGGGCGAATAGGTAGGCTACGTATGTGCGACCAGACCCATTTATTTCATTAAAATCAGAGACACTAAATGTTGTTTCAGAAAATGGGGTAGTTCCCCAAAAATTGGAAAATCTTGTATCAACCGCACCAGTTGAATTTAATATAAGAAAATTACCTTGTGCGCCAGAAGAACGGTGATACACCATCCAAGAGTCAGCGGCACTTGTGCATTTAACAATAACCATACCGGGTGTTGAGCCAAGGCTATGGCTAATTTGCCTATTAGCGACCGCATTTCCACTATAAGTCACAACATCAAAGAACTTTGGTTGCTTGCGGAATGTCCATGAGGCAACTAATCCACCATTACTATTCGTAGCGCCATTTGCGCCAGCACGAAAGCCGTTATTGTAAAAAGCGGTTACACTTGAATCTACATCTTCAGCGTTAGTTAAATTCGGGTATATCTCTCTGCTTCGACCACCACTTAAACCTCGAACAGTATCCGATATAACATGATTGCCAACATAACTACGGCCTTTCTGCCAAATCATCCCACCTTTAGTAGATAAATCAATGCCGTTAATAATGTCTTGAGTTGATGGGTCATTGCCTGTGTAGAGGTATGTGCTGAACACATCCTCGATGTAGTTAGGCACAGCAGGAACACCACCACCAAAGGCATCGTAACTAGCCGCACCAGAAGTTGCTTGTAATGGCATTAAAATCTCCAACCTTTGCTCAAATTCTCATGAGCAGTTATTACTTGTAAATTCCAAGGAACGTGCATACCCGCTACGCCTTTGCCGTTAATTGGAACGATATGGTCAACATGGTGTTTTATACCAGTTTGGATATACCTTGCTTCAGAAACATCGTACATCTCTTGAATCATTGCTTTATCAATGGCTGTTAACCAAGATGGTGTGGCTGAGTCCTGAGCCGCCCTACGCCTTGCTCTAGCCGCAACATAACGCTCTTTGTTGGCCTTGTAAAAGTTGCTTGGATACTCAGGGTTACGCTCAAGCCAAGCCTTAACTGCTTTTTGTCCATAGGCTCTTATTTTCTCAGGGTTTTGCTCTGCCCATGCTTTACCTAATTCTTTGACTTTCTCAGGATTGTCTTTGCGATATTGTTTAGCATAAGCACTACGCTTATCTCTGTTTTTCTCGTCATATTTCTTGTTAATGGCAGCTTGTTTCTCAGGATTCTTAGCCCTCCACTCACGTAAATACTCACGAGTTTTCTTTCTGCTCTCGTCAATGTTTGCAAGTCTTCTGTCGTTCTGCGCTTTCACACGGCACTTTCTGCAAGTACCATAGTGCTTATTCCTGCGCTTATCCATTTGGAATTCATCCAAAGGTTTGTCAACATTACATCTTTTGCAGATACACATGATTAGGCTTTGAACTGTGTTACTGAAGCAAGAATTGTAAATGTACCAGACGAAACTTTGATAATCAAATAACGATAGCTATCAATGCCACTAGCATTACCCGCAGTAGGCGCACCACCTAGCCATCTAGTAGTCACACCAGATGTAGTGCCATCCACTTGAACCGCAGAGTTGTAATAAGCCGTAGAGCCTTGAGTAACCAAGAAAGCCACAGTCATTGATTGACCTGTACTCATCAAAGTATCTAATGATGTACCGCTAGAGCCTCTGAAGTTAACTGTCCAGTTAGCACTTGCGTTACTTGTGTAGTACAGAACAGACTGAGTTGTAATGTCGTAAGCAATCGTGCCAGTAGCCGCAGTTGCTGACACTGTAGCTACTTCAGCCGCATCGTTTAGGACAATCGCAGTAGCTGATGATGAACCTGAGAAAGTCTTAGTAGCCGTAAATGTCTGTGCTGTGTTAAGGCTTGCAACATTGGTTAGCGTATTGTCAGCAAAGGTAATGGTTTTGTTTGTCAGGGTTTCAACGCCTGTCAAAGTAGCAAAAGAACCTGCTGTGAACGCTGCATTAGCCCATGTTGAACCTGTCCACACGAACAAGTTATTAGTGGATGTGTTCCAGTACAAAGCACCTGTGAGCAAAGCGTTACCATCATTGTCTACAGATGGCGCAGATGCTTTAGAACCTAAATATCGGTCATCAAACTCATCGTAAGTGTTAGACGCACTCGTAGCACTAGCAGCAGCATTTGTTGCGCTTGTAGATGCGTTTCCTGCGCTTGTAGAGGCATTGGATGCACTCGTTGAAGCATTGGATGCTGAAGTCGCAGCAGCAGCAGCACTTGTTGCAGCAGAAGTTGCACTTCCTAAGATGCCATCAACATAAGTCTTAGTGGCAGCGTCTTGGTTATTGGTAGGGTCACCCAATCCAGTAATCTTAGACGTACCCATTGCAATAGCACCCGACATCGTGCCACCAGTAGTAGATAACTTACCACTAAGAGAAGTATCAACTTCAGTCTTTGTGTAAGCGTCTGTAATACCATAACCAGAGATAGTCGTAGGATTCGTACCAGAAGTGATACGTCCAAATGCGTCAACAGTTACAGACTTATATGTACTAGCAGTAACGCCAGTTGTAGCCAAGTCAATCTCATCTGCCCCTACAACAATTCGTGCGCTTGAGGCAGTGTTCACGTTAAGTGTGTTGCCTGTCTTGCTCATACCTGTGCCAGCGATAACCTGACCTGCACCTGAAAATTGAGCAAAGGTAATTGATGTACTACCTAAAGTACCGCTTGTTGGAATAGTACAGATAAAGCCGTTATTTCCGTTAACTGTACCGCCCTCAACAAAGGTGTAAGCAGCTACTAACTCAGCATAAGTGTCAGCGTCTGTTGTTCTAGTCCATGAACCAGATGCACATAAGTAGATACCATTATTAGAAGCAGTAGTCTGGTCTTTAACCAATACTCGGTCACCTGCAATAACAGAAACTCCGTCTATGGTCTGTGCGCCAGATAAAGTAAGGTTAGCAGTAGAAGCAGCAACTACAGACGCTTTAGCATCAATACCTTGGGCAATAGCGTCTACATAAGACTTGGTTACCGCATCAGCATCAGCCGTAGGAGTACCAAGACCTGTAATCTTGTTTGTACCCATAGCGATAGCACCAGACATAGTGCCACCAGATAGATTCAGCTTCAAAGCGTCAGCAGTATCTACATAACCTTTGGTAGCAGCGTCTGAAGCATTGGTAGGTGTAGCAAGACCAGTAATCGTTCCTACTGTGCCAGAACTCATATCCAATGTGCCATCAATCGTGACGTTATTGAATGTAGAAGTTCCAGAGGCAGCCGTTACGTTACCAGTAACATTGCCTGTCAGGTTACCTGTCACATTACCTGTTACAGCACCTGTGTGTGTTCCTGTGGTGTTACCAGTTACGTTACCTGTCAAACCACCAACAAAGCCTGTGGAGGCAGTTACTGTAGTTCCTGTGATAGCTTGGGCAGATGAGCCACCAATTACCGCACCATTGATTGTTCCACCAGTAATAGTGGCAGACGATGATGTGAGTGGGCCTGACAGACCAGCCGTAGCCGTTAAAGTGCCTGTCAGAGTGGATGTTCCAGTAACCGATAAGTTACCGCCTACAGTTACATTGTCGCCAGCAGAACCATCTTGAAAGTTCTTCAACTGAGCCATCAATGTACGGATAGCATTGTTGACCAAAGATGGGGCCATACCCTCCGCTAAGTTAATACTGTTAATGTCAGTATTGTTATTAGCGGTACTGCTGTATTCTGAAATCTTGGTCTTTGCCATGTTAGTCCTTATTGGA